CTGAATCAAGTGCTCATATGCATATGTGGGGATAATAATGTCGTCCCCATATACACTGACCAAGTGCTCATCACATTCCTTAACAACGGAACATGCTAGAGCCCAGAAGATCAGCGTCTCAAGCGGAAAAGTAAAACCATTCCCTTGGGATGCAAAGTGATTAATCTTGAAAAGCTTCCCTTGATCCTCAACAGTAGAACATCTACCGTAGGAAAGGAGGTTAGCCCACTCGAATGGAAGTAAATCCCAGACGAGTTCAGTCGCAATGGTGTCAGAGGCACTACTAAGGTCCAGAGTTGCTAAAGCTCCAGTAAGACTCCCTTCTCTCGCACGTTTTTGATTTCGCGTTTGATCGGTTATGTCTACCCCACAGCTCAACAGACGGTGACGCAAGTACTTTCCAATCCCTGTCTGGAATAAACCATTCAAGGGTGGTTGCACTGCTATACACCTATCCGTCTTTGCTGTCTTTGGCACGAAGGAAAGTCGAGCGGGTTTAACCCCAATCTCAACAGTCACCAAGTCCTGACCTTCCTCTGGAAGCCAGGCAGGCATCTCTCTCAATAGCTCGGAAGCCATCGGTACTAGATCTTCACTACATGTGATACTCGCACCCAGTTTATTTCGAGCACAAGCTTTTATTTTTGGTGTTTCAGTTGTCGCACCAGGTCCAAACGCGAATTGTAATTCTTCAAGATTTGGCAGCGTACCCAAACAGTATGAGATTTTACGTTGAGCCCGAAAAATTCGAGATTCAACACCAGGTAGAAAGAAAAATTCACCTGCTCGTACCATTTTAAGTATTCTGTTAGTCTCGTCGCATAAGGCCTCTGAACTAGCGAAGGTCCGCCTCGCAGCTTCCTCAGTGTCAATTCCGATATCTAAATCGCCCCGCTTCTTATAAAGAGCTAAGGCTGAGTAGACGTGGAAGAGGTCACTGGCGTTGCTGTATGAGTCGTAATGTAAGCTATAGTGGCACAAACTGTGATAGTCATTATCGCCAAGAAAGCGAAATATGCATTCCCAGTCTGCATTCTTCTCAAGTACTTCTGAGAGGTGCCACAGTGCGATTTCTTTGATGATTTTATTGGTTTCATCCGCAGAAAAACTTTCATCCCATTGGTTAAGTACCATTTTATGCTCCATGGAGTAAGTGGCCGTGAGTGACCTAGACCGGTGTTATTGCACGCGAAAACAATGCGTCAGCAACACGAGTCGTGTCAGGGGTAGTGGCAGAGACATAACCCATCAGAAGATTTGCATGGATTTGCTTTGCCAGTCGCCGTTGTCCGATTGAGCTCCGATCTGTGGTGAATGCCACAGTTGTGAACTTGTCTTCATAGGCGACTTTCCCGGATGCAACGTAACCGCTGGAGTTGCCTCCGGCGATTTGTTCCATTACTGGAACGACCGTTGTAATCTCACTACGTATCACCCCACTTCTGAGTTTCTGCTGCGAAACTTCGCAGCGTACTTGTGCAGCCATTGGGAGATCTGGGAGTTCTTCGCGCCATACTGCCCTCGTAACACCTTTTTCGCGAAATTCAGCGACAGGGATG